TGGATCCTAGAGTTGAATCAAGAAGGGTTCCACGAGCTGTACATAAAGTAGCATTAAGTATTTTAGATCAAATAGATAAGAGAATGATTAAATCATGGCTTCCAAGAGATGCGGAAGGAAATGTATATAGAGACCAATTGCTTCAAAATATAGATTTTAGTAATGGTAATTGGATGGTTTTAACTAGGACCAATGATATGTTAAAGCCAATAGCAGAACATTTAGCATTTTTAAATTTAAGATTTACTGCAAAAAAGAATGAATTTTTACCTAATGATATTTTAAAAGCATATAGAATTTGGATAAGATTAAATGAAGGTGCTTCGGTTAGTGGAAAAGAAGCTAAACTACTTTATGAAGAATGTATAAGTTATAAATTAAAACATGTTGAAAGAGGTTATTCGCAAGGTATTTCTTTTAAAGATGTAGATTCAGTAGATCTAGATGATCTTAGAATGGATCATGGTTTAAAAATATATGGAAGTTGGGAACAATTAAACATGCCAGACCATGTTAAGTCTTATATGAAATCATTAATAGCTAATGGTGATAATCTATTTTCAGAACCAAGAATTAAAATATCTACAATACACGGTGTAAAAGGTGAAGAATGCGATAATGTTGTATTATTTACTGATCTAGAAAAGGTCATTTATGATTCAGCATGTAGAAATCCTGATCCTGAACACAGATTGTTTTTTGTAGGTGTAACCAGAACAAAGGAGAACTTATACATTATGCGACCAACAATTGATAAAGAGTTTTTTTACCCGGTGGGAGATCCGATACTATGAGTAACAAAACATTTTTTAAACAGGTGGGTGGTAAACATTATAAGACAATGAAGATACAACCATCTGTTTTTATTAACAAAAATGATTTACCTTTTGCAGAAGGCAATGCAATCAAATACATTTGCAGGCATAAACTAAAAGGTAAAAAAGAAGATATACTAAAAGCAATACACTATTTAGAAATGATATTGGAAAGAGACTACAATGTTTAATTGGAGAAAAACTTTAATTGCAGACATGGGTTTATTTACTTGTATGGGTGTATTTCTATTCTTAATTATGGTACTATAATTTATGTTTGAAGCTCAGAAAGAATGGATTTGTCCAGATAATTTTCCAAATTTAAAAGGTTATAGTCATGTAGCAATTGACTTAGAAACAAAAGATCCTGGACTTAAATCTATGGGATCTGGAGCAATTAGAGAACATGGTAATATTGTAGGTGTCGCTGTTGCCGTAGAAGGTTGGTCAGCTTATTATCCAATTGCTCATGAAGGTGGTGGTAATTTAGATAAAGATAAAGTAATGGCATGGGTTAAAGAAGTTTGTTCTGCTTCTAACATTAAATTATTTCACAATGCAATGTATGACGTATGCTGGCTTCGAGCGGCGGGCATCAAAATTAAAGGTGAGATCATAGATACTATGGTTATGGCATCATTGATTGATGAGAATAGATTATGGTATTCATTAAATAGTGTTGCCTTTGATTATTTAGGTAAAACAAAAAACGAAACTGCATTGAATGAAGCAGCTCAATCCTGGGGAATAGATCCTAAATCTGAAATGTATAAACTTCCGGCAATGTATGTTGGGTCCTATGCTGAAAAAGATGCTGAGCTTACTTTAGAATTATATAAAGTATTAGATAAAGAAATGAAAAATCAAAGATTAGAAAAAATATTTAAAATAGAGTCAGATCTATTTCCTTGTCTAATAGATATGAAATTTAAAGGAGTCCGAGTCGATATAGAAAAAGCAAGACTCCTGAAACAACAGTTAACAAAACAAGAGCAAGAGATATTATTAAAAGTAAAACAAGAAACAGGGATAGACCCACAAATTTGGGCTGCAAAATCAATTGCCACAATTTTTGATAAATTAAGTTTACACTACGAAAGAACTGAGAAATCATTAGCGCCTTCCTTTACAAAGAATTTTTTACAAGAACACAAACACCCTATAGTTCAAATGATAGCTAAAGCAAGGGAAATAAATAAAGCTCATACAACTTTTATTGACACTGTTTTAAGATTTGAACATAAAGGAAGAATACATGCTGACATCAATCCAATTAGATCTGATGTTGGTGGAACAGTTACAGGTAGATTTTCTTATTCTAATCCAAATTTACAACAGATTCCTGCAAGAGATAAAAATTTAGGACCAACAATTAGATCTTTATTTTTACCAGAAGTAAATCATAAATGGGGATGTTTCGATTATTCTCAACAAGAACCAAGACTTGTTGTGCATTTTGCAGCAGAAACAGATGAAATTAATTCAGATGATTCAGTTGATGAAATAGTAGAAGAATTTAAAAATAACTCTGTAGATTTTCATCAAACAGTTGCTGATATGGCTGGAATATCTAGATCACAAGCTAAAACAATTAATTTAGGATTATTTTATGGAATGGGAAAAGCTAAATTACAGGCCGAACTAGGTTTATCTACTAAAGCTGAAGCTGAAAAATTATTTAATCAGTATCATGATAACGTTCCATTCGTAAAACAATTAATGAATATAATAACTAGAGAAGCAAATGAATTTGGAATGATTAAAACTTTATTAGGTAGAAGATGTAGATTTGATAAATGGGAAGTAGATGAATTTAAATTTGGAGTTATGTCTACACCTTTGACTAAAGAAGAAGCAACACAAAAATTTATAGATGGTTGGTTAGCAAAATATCCAGAAGCTGATGTTGAAAAATTAAAAGCAAATCCTAAAATTAAAAGATGTTTTACATACAAAGCATTAAACAAGTTGATTCAAGGATCAGCAGCTGATATGACTAAGAAAGCTATGTTAGATTTGTATAAAGAAGGTATTATACCTCATATTCAAATACACGATGAATTAGATATTTCTGTTGTAGATGACAATCAAGCAAAGAAGATTGTTAAAATAATGGAGAACGCTGTTACTTTGGCAATCCCCAACAAAGTAGATTATGAATCCGGCGAAACGTGGGGAGATATTTATGGTTGATTATGTCTTATTTAAATGCAAACATACCACCCATATACTGTAAAATACGAAGGGAGTATTTATATGACTTACGAGAACATAAAGGCGAAGTTGAAGATTGTGTGGTCTTTGCTATTGCAAGCATTCCAGGGCGTGCAATCTTATTTCATGCTTTACTTACGAATGGTGCAATATATTGGAGGCTTCCTATCAGTGCTTTTCTTCAAGGAAGAAACAGCGGTACTGTGCATCAAGGAGAAATGGAATCTCCAGATCTCGAAGATCTTGAGCTATGGAATTCATTTAGTTATTATCCTGCTATTACTACTTTTGATTTTTTAATCGGACAACGCTGTAAATATTTAGGTAAAGATAAAAAATTTATACATGGTGAATATTTATTTACAATTGATTGGGCACATCCAGAACCTAATATCTTGGATACTGAACATTCCGAAATACCTGACCAACATAAGTGCGCACATATTTTGGCCCTTGATAACGGTAATTATGCAGCTCAGCCTAACAATCGTATTTTGTGGAACATTAGTAGTTTTACTACTTCTAAACATTGGCCAGATTATAAAGTTACAACTACAGAATGGAATGTCGAAAATAAAGATTGGCAATTAGAAGACACTGATGATATGTTTTATCAAGTAAACGAAATGAATGCACCAAAAGTTAAACAAGAGTAATTGTATTAACAATCTGACAGTTGGATGCTGTCTCTCAAATCACTGTAAATGCCATGACAATCAAGACTATAATAATAAAGTATTTGATAGTAGCTCTTCTAGCGTTTGCATTAGGTACATTTTTTCCGAACCCCGTCGCCAAGAAGAAAACTGAGAACGCCACAATCGCCTGGGCCAAGAGCCTGGGGTTTGGTCCTCCAAGGTTTGAATATCATAATAATCAAGAATTTATTACCTCACTCAAAAAGTGTATCTCCTACCTCAACTCCGACATCCCTAGAAATAAACACATAAATACTGAACTAATAGTGGCTCAAGCTATCGTAGAAAGCAACTATGGAACGTCAAGGTTCGCATTAGAAGGTCATAATCTGTTTGGTATAAGAGTATGGTCTAAAGAGGGAATGCTACCCTATAAACAACCAGATTCTATAGAATGGCGTGTCAGGGTCTTTAAAAGT